TTCTTGGTCTAAACTTTATGACACTTATGCTGACCATATTCATTATATTTATGATGACCCAAATGGCAACTATATTTTTATTAGCGCTGATAATGGAACTTATGGATATTTTAAGTCAATAAATGGTTTTAAAAAAATAGTTTCATATTCTTATGATACAAATCAACTAAACTCTACTTGGAGATCTTACACTGGATCTGGTATTACTTGGACAGATTTAGGAGACATTGAAAGCTACAATTTTGTTGCATATAGAGGTCAAACTCAAGCAATAAATTACACAGGAGCTATTGGAAGTTCATTTATCCCTCCAACAGGTTTTACAAATAGTTCTGTTTCATTTGAAGGGGCAGTGTTAGCTTCAAAAGATGGCGCATTATCATTTAGAATTGATAGTAGTGTTGGGTATAATTTATTTGTTAATGATACTCTACAAATAAGTAATTATAATCAATCTACAAATTTAACGACTCTTTATTCAACAAACGCTTTTAATACAACAGAAGGCGATTTACTCAAGATAAAGCTTCAAACTACTAATAATGTTGGGTCTGGAACTACTTTTAAATTATTGTGGCAAAAAGCAGCTGGAGAAACATTTGAAGCAATTCCATCTTCGCAATTCTACGGCTCAAGTAAAATAAAATCTGTCACTGCAATTGGAAATACATTCTACGGTGCTGGAATGGATGGTAGTGTTTATGAATTTACTACAACTCCATATGAAAACAACAGTAGATATATTTATGCTAGATTCAAGGATGAAGCAGGCAACATTCAAGGCGTAGCTCTTCCAGCTCATGCTTCTGGATTTCCATTAGTAAGTGACAGAATGATACAGGTGGCAAATACAGCAAATAACACAAGTTCATTTATTCAATACACCAACACTACTATTGTCTCAAATTCAAATACAACAATCAATCCTGTGACTGGAAATACTCAGAACAACCAGAATAATAATCCAACACAGGGTCAAACAAATGCAAATACTACACCCACAACAACGACAAATACTAATTCTAATAACCAGAATTTATCTACGACTAATAATTCAGGCGTTATCTATCAAATTCAAAAGAATGCTGACAACTCGCTATCTAGGAAGGGGATTTATGTTCCCCCTTCAAGAACTTACCCAGTTTACGCTCCTGACCGTAAAATCAGAGAGTATGGAATTTATGAAGTTCAGCCAATTTATGTTCCAACACTTATTACGTGGACACAGATTGTTGCCTTAATTTTAAATAAATATCCATCAAGCCCAGATTCTTCATTAGATAACGGCACACAAGTTAATATTTATGTAAAAACTGGCAATACAAGAGCAGAATGTATTGCTGCATCATACGGAGATCCTCAGTCATTGTCCACAATCAATGACAGTCTTGCACAAACAACTACACAATCACTGTCAGTAGATTTATCTGCATATTCAGGAAAATGGTTGCAATACAAAGTAGAGTTGATAACTGCTACTCCAAATGTCACTCCAGAATTGCTGTCTTTGACTATTTCTTACACTTCATCAACAGGCAGCTATTTCTTCACAAGAATGTTTGATACATCTAATTATGACACTGATGCTCCAATGATTAAAAGAGGATTATTATCCTCTAACGAATTAAAAAACAATGGTAGCATCGTGTACGGATACACAACTTCTGATGACACTAATGAAACATTTAATTTTGCTAACTACACAGTAATTTCGCCTAATCAAACATTCGAATTATCAGAAGCATCAAGCAAAATTAGATTTGGAATTTTTCTTACAAGTGTAGGAACAACTCCATCTATGGTCTATGATTTTGCCGTACAACTTGATATAGGAGATGCTAGCATCAAATTCAATCCAAGTTTATAGACAATATGGCTAATCGTACATCAATTTACAAGTTTTTATATTCATCGTTTGGCGATATTTGGTATCCAGGTTATGACTATGAAAATATGCTTACAGCTGAAACCAATTTTTCAGGCATATACTCTTTCTTTGGGCCTGGAATCATCAATGGGTGGAATGTAACAAAGTTAGAAGATAGTAGAGCTGATCAAATTTTGCTTCTTGATGGATACAATTCTAGTGCATCAAGCGAATATGGTCAAAAACTTGCTTTATTGAATCTTAATTTTTCTATAACTTGTTTAGCAGCTACAACTACAAATATTACTTTATCCAATACTCAAACAATAGATGGTATTTCTGTAGTAGTTGGTGATTTGGTATTAGTGAAAAATCAATCCACATCTTCTCAAAATGGCGTTTATACTGTCGCCTCTGGCTCATGGACTAGACATTCTTTACTTAATTCTTCTTCAGATTATTCTGATAACTTTGTTGTTTATGTAAGTTCAGGCACAGTAAATCAAAAAACTTTATGGATTGGCAGTGTTGCATCGTCAAACTTTACATTAGATACAAGTAATTTATATTTTGAAAATGCTTTCAAACAGTGCATAAAAGTTAGCACAGGCGATGGCATCATTGATAAATATGCAGCAAAGACAGAAAAACCATATTACTTTAGGCAAACAATTGGTAATATTTTTTATGTCTGGGCTGAGTCTGGAATATCTACTTTATCTGATGAAGTATGTAATATTACTTGCCCATTAATTCCTGATGCTAAATACAACACATATTCGAATGCAGTCTATCTTGCAACTGTAATTTATAAAGCAGACCCAACATATACTGATTATAATGTTATTTCAGAAATAATATATGAAGAAAGAAGAAATCAAATAAATGAATCTTCAGGAGAATTTCAAAGACAACTTCAACTTTCATACCTCAAACACAAACATTTGGGAGAAATTAATTCAGCTTCCAAAATAGATTTAGGAAATTATCTAGTCTTGTTTGCATCAAATAATGATGGAAGTCTTTCTTATGACAATACCAATATTTTTGTACTCAAGAAGTCTGATGGATCAATTTTTAACGAATCTTTGACAAGATACGGCACTCCTGTTGTAAAACTCGATGGAACTATACTTTCTACTTCAGATTATTCAATAAGTGAAACAAATAAATTATATTTATATCAAAATATAAAGGCAACTTCTAAAATAGAAGTATATTTGCCATATTCTACTGACAAAACTCTTTTTGCTATAGATGTCAATCAAGCTTTGCTTTCAAGTTCATTAGTCTTTGAAAGTTATATAAGTTTGACAGATGGCACGATTTATCAATTTACTGACGCTCTTGGAGTTACTACAGATAAGTACAATTATTTTTCTTGGACAGATTTTCAATATAATGATGCAAAAGTTTATTTGTCAGAAAATCTTATTGAACCAGTAAATTATGAAATCAATCCGTATTCTGGAACAATACTCCTCAAGAGTTCAATACCTAACTATGATAACTTCACATTTTCAGATTTAAGAGTAATTATTATCTCTCGCAAAGAAGAAATTAGAAATTCACTTTCAAATGATTTTATCAATAGTTTATCTGCAGACAGTATATCAACTGGTAAAATATCACTCAATAACTTAAGAATAAACCATTTTAGCGAGAATAGATATAAAGAAACTTTGACTTTCGTTCCTGATAAATTCTTAGTAACAGGTATCGGAAAATCATACTTATATCCTCAGAATACAAATTCGTCCATTCAATACAATGATAGTTTATGCTTCTTCTATAAAAGTGCAAATATTTTTTCTAGTTTAAATTTAATTTATGTTGCTTCTTCTAGGGGTTTGTTTCAATTTAATATCAATAGCAACACAGCACAAACTACAAACTGGCAAAATGATTTTGGAAAAATATTATCACTACAAGACAATATAATTTATCCGACAAATGAAAATTATTTTAAGAAAGTTTATGCATCAACAACTTTAGGGAAAGTTTATTATAAAGATACTGAGGATGTATGGTCTGAATTAAAACTTCCTATAACAGAAAGCGGAATAGCAAAAACCATAAGTGCTTTTAAGATTTCTTCTGATAAAACTGCAGACGGATCTTATCAAACTTATCAATATGGTTTGACAAACGATAAAGTTTATTACAGTATCATTCCAGACAATACAGCTTATCAAAATTGGAATTGGAGTGAAATTTCAAGTTTTTATAATAGCTCAGGTACTGCAATAACTAATATCTATAATCTTTCTGGAATTGAAGAAATATCTGTTCAAAAAACTACTTTTGTTGAAAATGCTGAAGATGATGTCACTATTCAAAGAGCGTTATACATTGGAGCAATAGGTACAAGCACTAAAGGACTTTACTACGGAGACTTTAGCCAATTATTACAAATATTTGACGAGCCAGTAAAGGGAATTTATTGGATTCAAGATGGCACTTACAAAAATAATATTATCTGGTGGAATGATTATCAAGCATTTATAACTCACACTGCAAAGTATATTGAAGATGCTACAGGTAAGTATTGGTCTCTTCCATTCTCGCAACCTACTACTTCTTTTAGTAATGCTTTATGTGCTACTACTGGGGATATCTCACTAACAGGAACACAAATAATTGATGGTGTATCTGTAAGTGCTGGTAATATTGTTTTAGTTAAGAACCAAACAACTAAATCAGAGAATGGAATTTATGTTGCATCTGCTGGAAGTTGGACAAGATCAACTGAATTAGATGTCAACGCTGAATTCATCAATTGGAAAACTGTTTACGTCTTAAGCGGAACAATTAATGCTGATAGCTCTTGGCACCTTGTAGTTGAAGATGCGTTTAATTTTGGAACTTCTGATGTTGTATGGGAAGTTCAGAGACTTAAGATATATCAAAATTCAACTCCTACTGGGGCTGGTTCTAGTAATATCATTAATTGCGTAGTTCAAAGAAATTCAACTACATTTCCAACTGATTATTTAGTTGGTCATTCAAATGGAATTGCAAGACTACAAGAAACATCTTTTGGATCTACAACAGCATATACTGAATTATTTTGGGAACCTGTCTTCCAAGGATCAGTAAATGCTCTTTATAGTTATGATGATACTTCAAATTATGGAAAATTATATGCTGGAACAAACAACGGCATTTTCATTAGCACAGAACTTCTTTGGCAAGATGTAAATATTTCAAACACTCTTTCTCTTGATTATCGATGGAAAAGAGCCAATGATACATTTAGCGAAAATGATACAGAGTTTGCAGTTTTTGATAAAGAATATAATCAAATAACTAGCTTTTCCTTAAATTATCCTTATCAAATGGTATCAATTGGAACTTCATATGTGCCTGGTAATCAGCTATTCTATGAAAGAAGTTTCAATACTTTCACAACAAATCCTTGGAATAATACACAAACTGATAGCACAAGAATAATTACTTATATCAACAATGAACCAAGTACAATTCCATTTTATTCCAATGCGTCTGAAGGCAAAATAACATTTACCCAATCAGTACTTAAAAAAGATATTGATAATGTAAAATTGTCTGTAGTTCATGATTTTCCAACAATATCGGATGCTGGAACAAAACCTCATTCTTCAACATTTGTTCCACTATATAAAACAAAAAAACCTATTGCATTACTAGCTAGAGCAAACTCAAATACAGACACTAAAATATATGTCAATCAAGATATAGAAAATTATTCTCTGATAGAATTGAAGAATGGCAATAATTATGAAATTGCCATAATAAAATCAATTGATAATACTTCTTTTCCTTCAGAAATCTCATTATCTGTAGCAAGACTTACAAGCACTACTACATTTGATGTTGGTACAGAAGTATATGGTATTAAAAATGAGATTGTTTCTGGATTGGAAGATGATCTTTATCTTGCAATTTCAAATCAGACATACAACTTGGCATCTGAAAATAATTCCAATATTCAAGAGTTAGCAAGAAAAATCAAATCAATAAATTCAACTATATTTGACTTTACTGCGCCATTTATATCACAAACAGATACAAGAGGACTTAAGAACACTTTATTAATTAATAATTTCTCAAGTAATGCTAGTTTTGATAGTTTAAATTCATCATTCAAAAACAGAACAGAATTAATTCCAACAGTAAATGATTTTGAAAGTGATCCAATCCAAGTCAAGGGAATTATTGGTTTGACAAAAGATGGCACAGGTACAAGAATAATTACTGAAAAGGGTGTTTGGAAATATACTGGATATTGGGAGCTTGAAAGCACATTAGACAGTGCTTTTGATACCAGTTATATTTCATATAATCCGAATCTTGAAATAATTGTTGGCGCTTCTAATGGGCTTTGGAAGTTTGACACAACTTGGCAAAAACAAACTTCATCAGCAAGACAAAATGCATATCTCACTGGTTTCTGGAATGGTTCTTTATTTGAAGCATTTGCAACTAGTGATGGATTAAGTATTAAGCTTGGTTCTACTACTTTCCTATCTGACTTCCTAAAACTTACTTCGAATAATGTAAATGGACTTTTCAAAGGTACGTATACAAAGAATAGTGCTGGAACTGTATCTGAATTTGAAAGTTTACACGCAGCAGGAGACGATGGATATTATGTTATGACAAATAGCACACAATATTCAACATTCTCTTCATTCCTTGTTCCGAGAAAAATGTTCAATGCTGGAAATCCTGAAGGCGTAAACAAATTCTATAAATCTTTTCAAGCATATAGCGTTCCTTCACTTACAAAGAAATCAGAATATGCAAATCCATTATTTATTCTTACTAATGATGGTATTTTAAAAGTAAGAAATTGGAAATATTCTTATCCAGATGATTTAAATTCTTCTGACTTCATTGTTGAGAGCAGATATTTGAGAGGACTACATTGTTTCTCTTATGCAATTGACACTGAAGCCGCTATTGGATCTACTCCTGGCAAATCTAAAATTTACATCGGAACAAATGATGGAGTTTACAGATCTTTTGATGAGGGAAATTCTTTTGAAAGATCAGACTACATTGGTACACTTCCAACTTGTGTTTATGATCTTCAAGTCTTTTCTTCTACATTTGACAGCATCACTCAAAATGTTTTAGTTGCTTGTAGTAATAATGGAATTTGGTACACACTTGATGATGGTGATTGCTGGTATAGAACTGGTGAAAATACAAGTGAAGGATATAGTCCAGTACTATTTGCATCCAAGCCTTCAAATGACATCAGATTTATAAATAATGATAGTTCTTCAGTCGGATATTTAGCGCAGACATTTACTACATCTTCAACTGCAAGCACAATTTCAAAAGTATCTGCATTCCTGTCAATTAGAGAACAAGACAACATTGCAAATTCTTCATATAATGACAGTCTTGCAAATACAACTCTTACTGCTTATGTTTACTCTGTTGACGCCAATATAAGGCCACAAACTCAATTAGCTGCTTCAAGTCCTATCACATCTTCAAGTGTAAATGTTGGTGGATTTACAAGTTTCAATCTTATTAGTGCATTAGATATACCAGGAACAGGATCAACAACTTTAGCCCTTGTTATTAAAGAAACAGCAAGTTCTATTCCAATCTTTAAGTGGAAAAAAGCATCTACAAGTAATCCTTATTCTGGATATGGATATACTAGTGCAAATGCTATAACTTGGACAGGAATTAGTACAAGTTATGACTTCTTCTTTCAAGCACATTATGACAATGCTTATGCTCCAATAGAAACTATTGTTCCTATTGGTAATTACAATAACACTGAAGTTAATTGGGATAGTGGAAAAAGCAAAGGTGTTATTTCTAGTGATGATGGCTACTTATATCTAAAGCCTAAATTTGTAATATCAAACGTTTTTGATAATTCTGCTTCTATGAAGATGTCATCAGGATTCTCAAACGATTTCAACAATCTGATTACAAATATTTTTACTAGAACTAATCAACAATACTATGCTCAATTTTCTTTTGCAGATCTTTGGACATTTGGCACTAGCATAAAGCACGAGACAGGAAGCGGGTTTACAAACTCTGGAATCGCAATCACTTCTATCATTGGATCATTGAAATATGATGGCGATAATAGCAACTTGTATGACTGCCTTGAGTACGCTCTAATTGGACAGCAACCAGCAGCAATTTCAGGTATTGCAGACACATCTTTGATTTCAACTTACAAGGATTACTTGTCAGATGAAAATTTGATAAGACTTGATTTGCTCAAGACAAGATATAAGAATGAAAGCAACAAGCAGTTAAATCTAGTTCCAAAAACAGGAAGCTCTACAGGATCAACTCTTACATTTTCTACTGATGGAACTAATACTTTCACTTGGAATACAACAGACTATCCATATGCTGAAGTTGTCAAAAATGGAACTACTTTGGGTTCAGGATTTACTGTAATACCATCAACAGGCAAAGTATCTTTCACTTCATCAATTGGTAGCACAGATTCAGTTGTTGTATATTTGAGACAAGATTGGAATGGGTTAGCAGACACAATTCCAGCAAATACTACGGTTTCAAAGTATATGATGGAAAGATTAGCCAGTTTATATATTCCATTGACATTCGTTGTTTCTGATGCTGACAACGATAATGCAGTATCTATTTTAAGTTTAGAAAACAATATAAATTATAGCTGGGGAAATCAAGGTACGAAATTAGTTGCTTTTGGTGTTGATGATAAGATAAACTCTGGAAACTTAAGACAATTAGTTCAAAATACAAGTGGTCTTTATTTTGATGCTAGTTCTTCATACTGGGCTGGAATAACTACTTCTTTATTGCACGGCGGAGTTAATTCATTATTTGCTGGCTATTGGAAGAAAGAAGTAGAATTTGACACTCCTAAATTTATTAAGTCAATTACTACTGCGTACACGGTTTCTACAGGTCAGAGTGTAGATAGTGCCTGCACAGTCAAATACAAGTATTCTTCTGATAAAAAGAACTATAGTGATTGGATTACTCTTACTTCAACATCTACTCTCAATAAAGAAATTACAAACTTAAATTTCCAAATTGATATGACTGAAGGATGGAATAATGTTACAAGCCTTCCTGTTTCTCCGTATGTCAGCCAACTGTATTACATAGAAGTTTCTCCAGCTGTAAACTATTTCTTTACAACTGCTCTTACTTCAACTGATGATATCTTTGAATACATTCTTTCAACTGATTATTCTGACACCGATAAAGCAAAATTGACTTGGGGTATTTGTAAGGGTAATAGTACAAACTGGAATGATTATGAAGAACTTATTAAAAATAATAATGGGATAATTTCTTCTAGACAAAGATCTTATAAATATACAAATGTAGCTTCTTTTGAAAAACTTACTTGCATCAAGTCAGTAAATAACAATTTTACATATTTTGTCTATAACAATAATGAAAGATTTACTTGGTCGTTGACAGATACAGTTGAAGTCTATTTAAACTCTTCACTTCTTACCTCAAATCTTTACACAATCGACAATGTAAATGGAACAATAACATTCAGACAAGAAGTATTGTCTGGTAATCTTGTTCAAGTTTCTATAAGCAGAATAGGAACAAGATATGAGGCTTTTGGAGAAGGCACTGTTTCTACCGACTATAAGAACTATTTTGCTATAAATGGAAGATGGCCTGAAGATAGTAAAATTGTAGTTTTAATCAACAATGAAATAGTTCGTGGCGGATATAAATTAGATCGTTATGATGGAAAAATAATATTTGACACTAATAAATCTTCTAGCGATATTATTACTGTATTTATCTTGCAAAGTTCTGATTATAGATTAGGACTTAAAGTTGAGACATATGCTTCAACAGCATCAAGTACTTACAACTTTGAATTCACACAAAATTCAGTGCCTAATTCAAATGTTTACTCTCATTACTTAAATACAAACATTCCATCCTTAAAGGCTGAAAGTTTGGCATTGAAATCAGATGTTTCATTTGCTTCTGTCGGATCTTCTACCCAAATTGCTAGTTCATCAAGAATTTACGTTGATTACAATTATTTATCTGACAACAAGCAATACAAGCCAAAAACAAGATGGTACAGAACTAGAGTTTCAGGTGGAGGGACGACAACCATAGAATTGGACTCTTCACCAAACTACAGAGATAGATTGGTTCAAAGAAAATCAGATTTGAATGCAGCTAATGATTATTTTAAGATTAATGATATCGTTTATGTGACATTAGAGCCAAATGACAATTTTGATTATGGAATCATGTATACTTCTGAACCAATTGTAATTAGATCTTTATCTGCTCCTTATGTGTACGACGTTCAAATTAAATCCTTGAATACCATTATTGACAATAAAATATCAGCAAATAGTTCATTGCAAGCATATTATAATTTCAATGGAAGTTCTGATCTTTCTACTATTGAATGGTTTGAATGGACAAATGGTGTTTCAAATAAAATTTCTGAAGGTAGTTTGCTTAATCCAGCTGTCGTTTTAAGAAATATGGCAATATCTTTCATAGTCAAACCTTATGATGGAACAACTTACGGAACACCAATAGAAAGTCAAGTTCTTTACATTGTGTAAAGGAATTGGGAAAATTATATAAAGAATAATATACTTGTATCGAGGTGAACAAAATGCAAGACAAAATTCAATTTATTCCTGAAGAAGACTTAAAAGTTGTATCGGTTCCGTTTGCAGCACTGTCTCAAACCCAAAACTGGGGTATGTCTCTAGCAAACATTCAAGATGTTTGGCAAGTTTCAAAGCAGGGTGAAGGTATAAAAGTAGCAATTCTAGATACAGGTTTCTCAGAACATCCTGACTTGGTTGAGGCTTGGAAATTAGAAGAAGCTGTAAACTGCTCTGCTGACGCAAGTGTTAATGATCAAGGCAGTGGACATGGTGTTCACGTAGCTGGAATTATTGCTGGTTCTGATAATGATTTTGGCGTAGTTGGCGTGGCTCCCAAAGCAAAATGTTATGCTATTAGAGTTCTTGATAATAGTGGCGGTGGAAGCTATGACACTATAGCAGCAGGCTTGAGAAAAGCAATTGACTTAAACGTAGACATTATTAATATGTCCTTGGGAGCTCCATCTGAGCCTCCATCATTTATTCATGATTTGATCAAAGAAGCGGTGTCAAAGGGTATTGTTGTAGTTGCAGCAGCTGGAAATGATTCTCATGCAGTTAATTATCCAGCTAGATACGATGAAGTAATTGCTGTTGCTGCTTTAGATGAAAGTGGAAATCTTGCCACTTTCACATCAAAAGATTTTACAGTAGATATTGTTGCTCCTGGCACTAATATTTATTCCACTCACTTGAATGGAAACTATTGTAAAATGTCAGGCACAAGTCAAGCATCTCCATTTGTTGCTGGTATTTGCGCATTGATAAAAGCAGGCTTAAAGAATCAAAATCTTCTTCCTGAATTTGGAAATCAATTCTGTCAAGAAGACATGATGGTTGCTTTAAGAAATATTTCAAGTTTGCAAAATGTTCATGTTCAACCTGGAGACGAACAGAATTGGGGACCTGGAGTTCCTAAACTTGCAAATATTGATTGGTCAACTATTACTGTTAAAAAATCTTAACTACGAGCAAAAAGCTAAAAAAAAGAAATGTCTTCAGCTCCTTTTATTACAAGAGGTGAAGCATGAAAAAGAGATTATTAGTTTCTTTGGTAATTGGTTGTATTCTATTGTTATTGGCTTACTGTCAGCCATACAAATTAGTAGTAGTTGTTGGTCGTTCAATGATGCCTACATATAAAAATAGACAAATATTGTTGGCAAAAAGAACTAAAGATTTTAAAAAAAGCGATATCGTAGTAGCTTTGAGTGATGATAGAAGTTTGATTGTTAAAAGAATATTGTATACTCCAGAAGAATACTATTACTACATGATGAAAAAAAATGGAGTTTTTCAACTTATAGTTGATAACTCTTATCATTCAATCTTGGAATACAAAAGTTTAGATGACGTTTATATGATGGAATTGAAAGTACCAAAAGATCATTATTATTTAGTTGGAGACAATCTTAATGAATCTGATGATAGTAGAAGATTTGGAACTATTGATGAAAAAGACATTTTGTACAAAGTAATACAATGAATTTTAAATTAGACGTAAATTATTTGGATGGTTTGATAAAGACTAGCCAGAGCACAGAAAAGATTGAAGATCCAGTTAAAAAAACAATACAACTGGGCCTTCAATCTTCTTGTTCTATCTACGTAAGATCTGGTAAAAAAAATTGGTCAGGCAGTGGTTTTTATATTGGTAATAACATTGTAATTACTGCTGGACATGTAGTTCCGAACGATGAAACATTAACTGAAATATTAGTTTCATTTGATAATAAAAATTTTATTCCAGCAACTTTTTTGATATCTGATCCAAATATTGATTCAGGAGCAATCAGAATTGAAAGAGTACCTGACAACATTCCTGAATTAAGGCTTGTTAATAGCGATTCCGTTGAGGTAGGAGATATAGTTGCTGTTATCGGATCTCCAGAAGGCTTTCACGACACAGCTACAGTTGGTAGAGTTTCGAACGTACACCAAACTATCAATGATCCTAATATGCCAGCTTGGAATGATATCATTTTTGTAGATGCAGACATTTTAGAAGGTTCTTCAGGCGGAATGGTCATTGGCACTGATAATTTAGTTATAGGTACAATAATGGGTGTAACAGGACAACATGCTGATATTGGAGTTGGTGAAAATGCAGTATGCCCTTCCAATAAAATTACTAATATGCTATCCAAATTAGTATAATGATTTTATGCCAAACCCATACGATGTACTAGGTTTACCTCAGAATTCCTCATTAGATGATGTTAAAAAAGCTTATCGTAAGTTAGCAAAACAATATCATCCTGATGTCAATAAAGAAGCAAACGCTGAAGAAAAATTCAAAGAAATATCTCAAGCTTATGAAGATATATTAAATCCCCCACCTCAACAGCCGCATTTTGAACCTCCATTTAATCCTTTCAGAAATACGCCGCAAAATGCATTTAGACGTAATTTAAACACACCAATTACAGCAACAATTGAACTTGAATTAGAAGAAATCTATAGAAATGTAGTTAAAAACCTGAATTATGAAAGATTAGCTCCATGTGGTGCTTGTTCTGGGGCAGGTGGTAGAGGAAATGTAAACGTTTGTATGACCTGTATGGGATCAGGTGAACATTACATTATTCAAAATTTAGGGTTCATGCATGTAAGAAATTATGCTGGGCCTTGTCAGGATTGTTATGGGCGTGGTGAAAAGTTTGAGTCTTTCTGTAATTACTGCAATGGTTCTGGTCATGTAAAGATTTATGAAAACTTTGATCTAACTATCAATAAAGGCCATGTATATCGTTCTACAATGATTAATGGCAGAGGCAATCATGGTGATATTCATCAAGCACCAGGTCCTCTTATCGTAGAAGTAATTACCAAACCGAGAGATAAATATGAGATTGATGCCAACTTGAATTTAATTCATGAATTTGAAATTGATCCAGTTATGGCATTGATTGATCCAGAGTTCAAGTATACACATGTTAACGGAAACAAATTAAATTTTAAGTTCAATACTAGTCTTAAAAATGGTTATGTACATATTGTCAAAAATAAGGGAATTCCAACTTCAAACGATACATATTCTGACTTACATCTCAAAATAATGTATAAGGTTCCTAAAGATATTTCTGAAGAGGAAACCTTATTTTTGAAATCATATGTTGATTCTAGAAAAAGGAGGCAAATGTTATGAGTATGGTAAAAAGAGCAACAGGTAAGATTGAAAATTTTACAAGCGCTGAAGGCGAAGAAGTAAATGCAACTAATCTTGTTTGGGCTGATGAAAAGAAAGATGAAACTGTCACTGCACAAATTAAAGATGAACTAGTGATTCCTGCTACTACAAATATGGATCTTGATCCTAATGCATCTGATGATGATGACAGCGTAATCGCAAAGGACTGCTAACTATGGAATCTCTTACTAATTTATTGAAATCAACCCAGAATGAAATTATTATTTATGTAGTTTGTTTTATTTTGGGCAGTGTAGTTTTCTTTTTCTTGGCAAAATCTAAATCTGAAAGTTCAGCTGCATTACAAACTCTTGAAGTTGTAAAGCTTGTATTGCGCAGTAAATTGGGCGAAAAAGCAGACGGAATTTTAGATATTTGGATTGAAGGCTTAAAGAAAATTCAAGATGGCGAATTCTCACAGGATGATGCTGTTGATCAATTTGTAAGATACATTCGTTTAGGATGTGCTCAAAAAGGCATTGAATTATCTGAAGAAGATGTTGACAAGATACATATGCTTGTTCTTTCTACATTGGAAACATTTGTAGGTAAGAAACCAAAGCAAATTCAAATTGCAGTTAACAAATTCAACGCAATGAATCATCGTTAGGACTGCTTTCTTTCACAAAACAACCATTTTGTTGACATCAACAAAATGGTTGTTTCTTTAATGGTATACTGGTTATTATGGTAGAAGTTGAAGTTTACAATGATAAAAGTGTCATCATAAACCACGACGATCCTATGGGAAAATTACCCTTCCCTTATCAAGAAGCTTTAAGGAATGAACTTTCCTATAAAGTACCTGATTCTGAATGGTCTGCAAAGTATAAAACTGGTCAATGGGATGGAAGAATTTCTCTTTATGTGAAGCGAAATCAATCTTTTCCTACTGGTCTTACTATGCGTGTGGCTCGTCTTTTTGATGAATTGAATGTAACATATAAATTTTCTGATAAAAGAGAAAAGCCCATTAGAGATTACAATATAACTTGTGATTTTATGGGAAAAGATCTTCGTGATTATCAAATGATTTCAGGAGACTTATCTCTTAAAAATCAACGTGGAATGCTTGCTCTTGCTACTGGAGCTGGAAAGACTATGACTTCTTGTTATATCTTTCATAAACTCAAAGTAAAGCCTGTTGTATTCATTGTTCCAGCTATTGAACTTCTCAAACAAACGCAAAAAGAATTTGAGAAATATCTTAAAATTGATGGTCAACCTGTTAAAGTTGGTATTGCTGGAGGTGGACTCTGTGATATCAATATGGAAGGCATAAATGTAATTACTTATCAGACAGCTCTTATTGCATTTGATAAGAAATATATGGAAAGCAATAATAAGATAGTTGAAGACTCTGGAGAAGGATCTAAACCTACTGGACTTCTTCAAAAAGAATTAGACGAGTCAACTATTAAGTACAAAAAAGCTCGACAATTAGCTTCTGGTAAACTTTCAGACTTATATGAAGAAGTTGAAAAAGCAGAAGAAAATGGCACAAAAGATGCTGAAAAATTGCGCAAGAAATATGAGCGTGAAATTAGTTTACTGATAAAAACAGAATTAGCTGCTTATAAGAAAGCACAAACAGCTTGGGATAATAGGCAAGATACATTATTTCAGAAAGCACAAGTTAGAAATGTAATTCAGTGCTGCAATGCTTTGATAATTGATGAAGCACACTTGGCTGCTGTTGTCACTGAAGAAATTGGAAATCAAGCAAAGCAAGCATATTACAGATTGGGACTTTCAGCTACTCCTTTTCGTACTGACAATCAAGAAATTAGAATTGAAGGCACACTAGGTGGAAAAGTTTGTGAAGTAAGTGCTAGTGATCTTGTAGAACGTGGCTTTCTTGTTCCACCCAAGATTTTTGTAGTAAATATTAGTACTGTTGAACCTGGACAGACTTATCACGAAGTTTACAATCTAAATATAGTAAATTGCTGGGAAAGAAATTTCAGAATTAAACAATTCGCTGAAGGATTGAAAGCAAAGGGTGTTCCAACTCTTATTCTTGTTGAAAGAATGGAACATGGCAATATTCTTGAAGGAATGATTGAAGATGCTGTTTTTGTTCCTGGAGGCGATAAGGGTGAAATTGATCCTAGTGATGAGGAAAAGAATTATCGTCGAAGAATGCTTAATTCAGTTGAAAACAACGAGATAATTTTGATTGCAACACAGTGGGCAAATGTAGGTGTTGATGCTCCTAAGATTTCTGGATTAATTCTTGCGGGTACTAGTTCATCTCCAGTAACTACATATCAGCAAGTTGGAAGAGTGCTTCGTTGTGTTGGAAAGAATGTTGAGGACTCTATTAAAAACGGAAAACCTGAAGCTATAATTATAGATTTTGCTTCAAGCCATAAGAATTTGAGATCTCACGTAAATATGAGGAAGAAAGTATATAAGAATGAACGAGCCTGGAAGATGTTTGAATTGAAATAATCTACGACGCTGTAGATTATAAGTTGCCTTACAATTCTACGTTGAATAATGCTGAAATAACTTGATTCATCATTTCTTCGAGCTGTTCAAAAATTCTCATAATCATTTGCCTCCTTACACAAAAATATCCACTGGCCTAGATTTATCCGCCAGTGGACAATAGTAGTATACAACATTGAATGGTTTACGTCCTATTAAGATTTCTTAATAAAAGTTAGGCTGCGCTTTGCAAGGAATAATAAATTGCTTATTTGCGCATTGGAGGTGTGCTATGTTTCATCAAACCATCGTCGGCAAACCCAAATGTTGTCTAAATCGTAATTGCAAAACTCAATTCACAAAAGCTTCCCATCTTGGTTGGCTTCCCAAATCTGAAGTTGAAGTTTATGCAATTATGAGATGCCCAAAATGTAAAGACACATTTGCAGTAGTACAACTTATGTCTATGGCACACGATTATAGATCTAATCTGCCAAGAGACGAAAGTAAAGTAACTCCTAGTGGGCCAATAACAAAAAAAGAAACATTGGACTTTAAGAAAAAATTGGAGAATAAGGATTCTTTAAAAGAATTAATGGAAGGATATGTGCCTGGAGGGACAATATTACCTGACGAAACAGAATAATGTACAATTATTCTTATGAGTTATGCAATTGGAATTGATTTAGGAAGTACTTTTAGTGTAGTTTCTTATGTTAATGAGAATGATCAAGCAGAAGTAATTCCAAATGATTTAGGCGAAAGAATCACTCCTAGTGTTGTTAGCTTTGGAGATGAAGTTTATGTAGGGCAATATGCTGTCGATATGGAGCAGCATTTGCCCTATTCTCATACTATACGTGTCGTTAAGAGACATATGGGGACTAACAAGAGATTTGATATTAATAACAAATCTTATAGCCCAGAAGAAGTATCATCTTATATTTTAAAATATCTCAAAAATTGTGCAGAGAGACACTTAGGCACAGAAGTAATTGAAGCTGTTATTACTGTCCCTGCATATTTCAATAATGATCAAAGGCAATCTACAAAAACAGCTGGAGAATTGGCTGGCCTCAAGGTATTACGCATCATCAATGAACCTACTGCAGCATCTTTGGCATATGGTCTTGATAAAAAGAATGATGCAACAATTTTAGTTTATGACTTGGGTGGTGGAACTTTTGATGTTACTTTACTCAAGCTTATGGATGGAGTTGACTTTCACGTTCAATCAACATCTGGAAATACTTCTCTTGGTGGTGTAGATTTTGACGCTGCTATTGGAAAAATTATTAGCCAAAAAACTTCTCATACATTAGATCCTGTTGATTTAAGAAACATATCAGAAAAGGCAAAAAAGATGCTTTCTCATATGACTGTTGCTAATGTCATGATTGAAAAAGCACCAATTAAAATTACTCGTGAAGAATTTGAAGAGTCTATCAAGGCGTATATTGACAAAACTATGGTGTGTGTCAATGATGCTTTAAGGGATGCAAATACAAAAACAGACAAGGTAGATGAAGTTGTATTTGTAGGCGGTAGTACTAGAATTCCAATGATTGAAAGAGTCATTGAAGAAAAGTTCGGAAAAAAGCCAAATAAGTCAATTAATCCTGATGAAGCCGTATCGATAGGGGCAGCAATTCAAGCATCAGTTTTGACTGGAAAATCAAGCAGAGAAGTGTTTCTTTTAGATGTTTGCCCTCTTTCATTAGGTGTAGAAACTCAAGGTGGCATTATGAGTATATTAATTCCAAGAAATACTCAAGTGCCAGCAGTTGTTAAGGAAATCTTTACAACTGCTTATGACGATCAATCTTCTGTTGATGTAAAGATATATCAAGGAGAAAGACCAAAGACTGTTGATAATTTATGTCTTGGTGAATTTAAGTTAGATGGTATTGAAGAGAAACCTAGAGGATTACCTAAAATTGAAGTGGCATTTGAAATTGATGCAAATGGTATACTTTCAGTTAAGGCTCAGGATCTAGATACTGGAGTCAACAAAGATATTGAGATTACTGGCCAAGCATCGTTATCAAGTGAAGAAATATCAAAAATTATTGACGACGCACAAAAACACAAAGAAGAAGATGAATACTTTAGAAAGATTACAAATATACACGATCTTCTTTATGATTGTGAAATTCAAATTGAAGAATTACTTCGAACAAATGTTTTAAATAATGAAGATATAATTGATTTGAAAGATCTTAAAAAGTCTATCGAGGATGATGGTAAAAGTCAAAATAAAGAACTTTTATCAAGTCTATTAGAATCTGCTAGAGAAACTTTAAAAGAAAAATCTTTACTGGTACACCAGATAGCAAAAGAGAAAATGGAATGAAAAAGGCAGGAGTTTGGGCTTCTATAATTTGTGCAATACACTGCACTTTATTGCCATTACTATTTATTTTAGTTCCTACAACTGGCGTTTATTTATTTATTAATGAAACTTTCGAATATATTTTATTGGCAGTTTCATTAATATTTAATATCTCAAATGTTTGTTTTGGATACAGACAACATAAATCAAATAAAGCAGTTGCATTATTGGCTTTGGGATTATTTTTATTTGTAACAGGAAGACTGTTGCACAAACATAATGATCATCATGATTTTGAAATTGATTTATTTAATATTTTTATGATTGGTGGTGGTCTTATAATGGCTATCTCATCAATAGTTAACGACAAACTTTGCAATCAATGTAAAAAATGTGGAATTGATAAAAAATGAAAGACAAAAAAATAGATAGGCATTCGCTTGATAACAGTGACCGTTACGAGCTTATACCTATCTTAGTTGAAAGTGTTGTTGTAAACCCCGAAGAAAAATCTTTTATTGTATTGAGTGATGGAGATAAAAAATCTGCCATAGAAATTAATTCTTTTGAATCGGGTATGTTGACTTTTGTAGCCAAAGATTACCACAAGAATTCTCACATACAAACTATACATCAGGCTTTTGTAAAATTGCTTGAAGTATATAAATCAGAAGTCGTAAGTGTTGAAATAGAAAATAAAGTTGGAGATGTAATTTATACATCTGTCAAGTTTTTAGATAAAAATTTGAATAATTTTTATTTTGTAATGTCTTTATGTGATGGAATAATTTTGTCCATATTATCCCAGACCAATTTAAAAATTGTTTCTGATGTCTGGGATAATATGGATCCTCTAGATGAGGATTGGGATTATGAAAACTTTATGTTTGATGATGACTAATCTAATTAGACAACGTAGCACATAAAGTCAAAGTCAACAGTCAAGATACCAGTGCTTACAGAGAAGTTGGTAGCATTGATGATTGCTTTTGATAATCCAATACCAGGGATCAAGCTACCCCAAGTTGGAGCAACGTTAGCAAAGCCAGTTTGTTGTGCAATTTCAAGTGCAAATGTAACATCACCAGCACTTGCAAGAACAGCTCTACCAGCAGATTGAGTGGTAACACCAGCAGTTGTTTCAGATGCATATGTAGATCCAACAACAACAGCACCCTTGCCCTTACCGGAGATGGTCAAGCCATTGACACCGATATGTGGGAATTGAGTACCATACTTGTAAGAAATTCCGTTGCCAGAAAGAACGGATGGTAACATAGTACCGCCACCACCACTTAATTGATAGCCAGCATTTGGATCACTGAAATCGTAAGGGTTGATGAAGTATGTTTTTTGAGTTTCAACGTTAACGTCAACACTTGCTTCTTGGATGAAATATTTTCTTTCACCAATTTGAGCTCTAAAGTCGTAGAAACGAGCAACTCTTGTAGGACCAAACGCAGTAGTACCAGATCCACCAGTTCCAACAGGATTCAATGTTGGGTGAGGCTGGTTGGAGTTTACAACGAAGAATGCAGAAGTTCCAAGTCCTGAATCGCCATCACTTTCAAGTGTAAGAGAAACAGATCCACCACCTTCATTGATGCTAAATGAAGCTGATTTGAGGATAGGTAAGGTTGCAGATGTAGGATCTAAGATCTCATTGATTTTTTGTGTTGCGATAGCTCTTCCGTCGGCAGCAGCACCACCACCAATCAAGATAGGAGCTTGGATTGAGATAGTCTCAGTAACTCCACCGATGTCCATAATTCTGGTTTTTGGACTTCCTTGCATCAAGACCTTAGGTGAAGCATCAATAGTAATGTTTCTACTTGCGCTCTCTACAATGTATGATCTAGCAGTTCCACCAGCAACTGTGATAAACACTGATTTATAAATACCAAGTATATCATTGTTAATAGGCATTTTATCAACTCACTTTCAAAAGATTTATTAACTTCTTTTGTTTTTTTAGGTTATTCAAAATATTCTTTTTTTCATTGATGCTTACCTTTTTAAACAAAAGTGAATAATCCATTGTCGTTCATAGAAGCATCAGGTTTATTAATTCCAGCCCATTCTGTCGTTCTCCTTATTATTTGTGCTGTCAAAGGAGTTTGTCCAATCTTGAAAACTGGATTTGGATAAGTGGTGGTGACTGGTCCAAATCTCAAAACTAGATTTGAGTCATGCATTAATCCACCATGAATGAATGTGTTTAAATCAGACCCATTTCTGATAACTTCAGTGAATGACCCTGACCATTTTGTTGATTGAACACCTATCAATTCAATCTGATCATTCTGTTCAGTTACAGCTGATCCAGGGAAAGATAAATATGGCATTAAAAAGACTGGAGTGACTAATTCATTTTCAATTCTAACTTCAATACTGCTTGTAGTTCTCATAGAAGATTCTTTTCTACTAGCATTGCAGTCTGCCCATGAGAGCGTTTTGCCTAATATGTATTCAGTGCTAAAATTAAAAGTTGACTCTGTTTCAGTATCTACCATAGCAGTCAAATTTATATTGACCATAACATTATTATTTTCACTAGCAGTAAGAGTCAAGCTACTTATTACTACAGAATCTAATGAAAGGTTTTTATTATCATCAGTTCCAGGGTTGACCACAGTAGTGGTTTTGCTTGAAAGTAAATGATGAGTATCAATTCTCAAAGCTGACATGGGCTTTGCAGCATATTGCAATATTATTTTTGAAGCCTCTTCTAGGTTGCCATCTTGATCAACTCTTAATGGAAATGATATTGAACCTTCATATTTTTTAGCACCCAAGTTGTATATAGCATAAGCTGGACCACCTTGAATGTAGTTGTTTAAGTCATGATCTTGAACTTGATTGACATTGAAATTTTCAACAATCAAGTATTTACCATTGACACAAATACCTTTCGTATTCAGTCCAGTAGAGAATTCAGCTCTTGTTAAGATACCAGGAAATGCCATTTACCACTCATAATCCTTTACTTCAAAAAAACTTTTGTAAGTAGTTTGTATTGTTCCTGAGGCTTTCCAAGAATATTTGTAAGTACCAATTCTAGATGGAGTCCATTGTTTATAATATATGCCCACTGTATCTGTAGCTTGAACAGGTTCAGAATTTCCACTTCCTGATCCAACATTATAATAATATGTATGCCCGATTCCACCTGGTTCAGTCATATAGAAAGTTAAACTATCTGCTGAAACACCAGTACCACTTTCATCTTTCAAGTGAGCATAAATTTTAAGAGTTGTTCCTGATAAATATTCATTGTTAAGCATATCTATATTCCATTTAGTAATTATTTTTAGTAGAATTGTAATGTGCTACTATTTCACTTGTTGTAAGTATTCCACTTGAAATGAGAACTTGCGATACTTTTCCATTTAAGTATCTAGGATAAGCATATGTAGTAAAGTCACTTCTTCCTATTTCAGTGTGTAAAGTTGGTGTATATATTGCAGATGCAGGACCAGAATAACGTAAGATTCCATTAACATATAAATCATTAGAAGTATCACTATTAATATTCAGTGAAATATGATTCCAAGAATTAGATGATAATGCAATTCCAGAATTGTACCAACGTACATTTCCATATCTTATGTAAACATTGCCAGAAGTTACATATTCTTTATTGATAGCAACACCGTAGCCATTTAAGTTTTGCTCACTTCCTATGTAAACAATCATCTGACCTGATTGAGCAACTATAGAGGAATTGACCCATACAGTAATATTGACATCATTTGTGTTTCTAGTGACAGTGGAATTTATTCCAACGTAATTATTGGTTCCATCAAAGAATAAATAGTCAGCAGCTCCATTATCAAAATAAGAAACACCATTGTAAAGGTATCCATTGTTTCCATAATTACTGAGGTCATAAATAGTAAAACCAGTACCTGGATATGATGAAGAATTTGGTACAGAAAAGTACAATACAGTGTTTCCAGTACCACTTGTACCGCCCCCACCGCCTCCACCACCGCCTCCTCCAGTGCCTCCTGTGCCACCGCTTCCTCCACCAGTTCCACCAGTGCCAGAAGCAACAAACACATTTACATGGCTAGAATCAAAAAAGTATGCTCTATTTATCCAAGATTTTATAGTTGCGTTGTTCATTATTGGGTCTCAATTGTTAAAATTCCCATTTTTCACATACTTTTACCTATAAAAAAAGCTCTAGAAAATCTAGAGCTTGAAAATTCTGTTATCTGTATTACTCCATTGCAGAGTAATGTTTCCACCATTGGGAGTCACAGGTAAGTTTGAAGATGTGTCAAAATATGCTATAAGTTTTTTACTAATATCGTGATACACAATATATTGCGTAATTGTAGTTCCAGCAACTCCAGAAATAGTTAAGTCATTTGCATCTGCTACGCCTTTACCAGGAGTTATGGTTGTCATAACTCCTGATATTGCGACAGTTCCGCCAACGTTTGCTGTAGTAGTATGATTGAGTAAATCTACTGTATATTGACTAGAAAGCAAAATTACTTTAAAAGAATCTGCTGACCAATTAAATTCACCATTCAAAAAACCATCTCTACCACTATCAAACAATGCGTTAGCCATAATTTACACCTTATTCTGTAAATTCTTCTTCAAACTCAGATTCGCCTACATTAGGAACAACCACTGCAGTTTGTACTGAATCATTATCGTCTAAAGCAACAATAGTAGTAGCTTGTGTAGCCTTGGATTTATTGCGCAAACTGTCCAAATTGCAACGCATCATCTTACCCCTGTTTGTCAGTACCAAGATGTCATCATTGTCATTAATAGCAAGAGCTGAAACAATTTTGCCTGTCTGCTCACGCTTTGTCTGATTGATGGTTCTTTGGCCCTTTACAGATCTACCTGCAGTTGAGCGATATTCTGAAGCAGAAGTCTTTTTACCCTTGCCAAGTTCAGTAATTACCAAGACAGAAGGATCAGACTCTGCATCAATTGCAAGCATAGCAGCAATACTATCTTCAGGCCTTAGAAGCATTGAACGGCTACCTTGACCATTCTTACCAATACAGCGAACTAAAGTTTCATTATAACGAACAGCCATGCCCAATGAAGTAACAAGCATTACATCCTTGTTTCCATCAGTATTCATCACAAAGTTCAAGTTGTCGCCTTCAGTTAGACTGATGGCCTTCAACCCACGCTTTCGTAAACTAGTATTGTATTCACGAATTTCAGAACGCTTAATCAATCCTTTGTGTGTGACCATAATGAAATAGCCATCAATATCTAAAGACTTTAAAGTAATAGTTGACGAGACTGTTTCACCTTCAGTCAAATTCAAAAGATTATTAAGGTGAGTACCCTTGGATGTACGTGAAGCAAGGGGAATTTCATAACCCTTCTTCTTCAGTAAATTACCTTGATTTGTAAAGAACAAGAATAAGTCATGAGTTGTACCGCTGAAGATATCAGAAGCTTCATCTTCTTCACGACCCTTTACTCCAATTACACCCTTGCCACCACGGTTTTGTGTTCTGAAAGTATCAAGTGGAACACGCTTGATATATCCATCTTTAGTAAGAGAAACGATAATTTCTTCTTCTTTGATTAAATCTTCATAAGAAATTTCATCTTCAAGGGCAAGAATTTCAGAGCGTCGATCATCTCCAAACTTTTCAGCAAGTTCAAGCTGTTCTTTGGAAATAAGACCAAGCATTTTCTTTTCTGATGCCAATTGAGCAGCCAACCATTCATTTCGCTTGGTCAACTTATCAAACTCATCTTGTAATGCACGAGTATCAAGCTTAGTCAGGTTTCCAAGAGTAATTCGGAGAACTGCATCAGCTTGTTCTTGTGATGTCACAAACTCTTGAGCAATAAGTTCTTTTGCTGCTTCTTCTTTATTATCAGCATTGCGAACAAGCTTAATTACAGCATCAATCTTGTCAGTAATTCCAAGAAGACCCTCAAGAATATGGATACGTGCACTGTTCTTAGCGTGTTCAGCAGTAAATTTATTTGTGAGAACTTCTTTACGATGATCTACAAAAGCCTTTACAAGCTGGAGAATGGAAACATTCTCAACAACTTTCTTGCCGTCCAAAAGAACAGTGGAATTGACAGAAAAGCTTGTTCGAAGAGATGTCCGTTTAAGAAGTTGATTCAGAACAACTTGAGAACTTGCAGTCTTATGAAGCCAGATGCGAACATCCATACCCTTCTTACTTGTAAGATTCTTGAGACCAGTAATTCCCTCAATTTTCTTACTTTCAACAAGGTCTTTGATTTCACGACAAAAGCTTTCAGCACTACTACCATAAGGCAATTCACTTACCTTGATAATTTCCTGATTACGCTCTTGAACAATGTCGTAATAACCTTCAAGCTGAACAGTTCCACGTCCATTTGTAAAGTATGAACGAATACCATCCAACCCTAAAACCTTGCAGCGAATGGGGAAGTCTGGACCTGGAACAATCTGAAGCGCTTCGTCAGTTGTGATATCTGGATTCTTGATATAGGCATCAATCAACTTAGCAACTTCACGTAAATTGTGAGGTGCCATATTTGTAGCCCAACCAACTGCAATTCCACTACATCCATTAACAATCAAGTTAGGGAAGAGTGATGGAAGAACAGTTGGCTCCATCATTTCATCATTGTAGTTAGATTGGTAACGAACTACCTGATCAGACAATTCATTGACCATCAAATCACCAAATGAAGAAAGCTTTGCTTCTGTGTAACGCATAGCAGCTGGCTTATCTTCAGGAGCAGGGGAACCAAAGTTCCCCTGTGGAGTGATCAATGGATAACGCAATGACCAAGTTTGTGCCATACGAACAAGAGTTGGATAAACTACTGCTTCTCCGTGTGGGTGGTAATTACCAGATACATCCCCACAAATCTTTGCACACTTCTTAGTCTTACCAGATGCTCGGAGTTTAAGGTCATCCATTGCAACCAGGGTACGACGTTGTGAAGGTTTCATACCATCACGAGCATCTGGCAGTGCACGATCTTCCATAACTGCAAAAGCATAGTTAGTGAAGCGCTCATCGATAAGATCGACAAAGTTCTTTTCAAGAATGGTGTCAACTAAGTCTGATGCTTCAACAACATTCTTAACTCTAAGATTCCTAGCCATTAGTTTTCAATTTCCTTACTACGTTCAAAAGACTTCTTGATAATATGAGCCTTACGTGGACCAACTTCACTTCCCATCAAAACAGAAAGCATATTGGAAGCTTCTTCAGCATCTTCAACACCAATTTTGATAATTTGACGTGTGCCAATTTCCATAGTTGTGTGTCCAAGCTCATCTGCATCCATTTCGCCCAATCCCTTGAATCGTGTAACATCAATTTTATCACCATACTTGGCACGATATGAATTGAGTTCTTCTTCTGTATGGATATAATTGTGATTATTTTTTACAGTTACACGATATAGAGGTGGCTTTGCAAGATACAAATGACCCTTCAAAACAAGAGGACGCATAAATCGATAGAAGAATGTCATAAGAAGAGCTGCAATATGAGCACCATCATCATCAGCGTCAGTCATAATGATAATCTTGCCATAACGTAAATCTTCAATCTTGAATTCATCACGAATTCCAGTTCCAATTGCTGAAATTAAAGCAGAAACTTCTTCATTAGCAAGAAGTTTAGCAAGTTCATTCTTCTCTGGGTTGATGATTTTTCCACGAATAGGAAGAATTGCTTGAGTGATTGGATTTCGGCCACCCTTTGAAGATCCAGCAGCAGAATCACCTTCGACTAAGAATAACTCAGAAATAGCTACATCTTCAGTATCACAGTCAGACAATTTGCCTGGGAGTGAACCTGATTTACCTAAAAATCCTTGGCGCTTGATAGATTCAGATGCTTTCTTTGCAGCAGCTCTTGCACGAGCAGCACGTAAAGCACGTTCAGCAATCATCTTGAGAATAGATGGGTTCTTCTCAAAGTATTCTGTAAGAGCTTCAGAGAAAAGCCTATTTACAACGCCTTCAACTTCAGGAGAGCCAAGTTTGCCCTTAGTTTGTCCTTCAAATTGTGGCTGTGGTAAGCGAACAGAGATAATAGCGACAATACCCTCACGAATATCTTCGCCAGTCAAATTAGGCTCTTTTTCCTTGATAACACCCAATGAACGAGAGAATTGATTGACTACTCTTGTGATAGATGTTTTGAAGCCACTAAGATGAGTACCACCATCAGCGGTATTAATGTTATTTGCATAGGCATAGGTTGTTTCATCATCATCCTCTGCATATTGGAATGCAACTTGAACATTTACTTTTCCAGACTTATTTTCAAAATAAAATGGTTTTGATGGATATGGATTTGAACGAGTAGATGCAAGATAACTTACGTAATCAGCAATTCCACCTTCAAAATAAAATTCTTCTTTGGTTCCTGTGTGCTCGTTTTTATAAACAATCTTCAAGCCACCATTAAGATATGCAGTTTCTTTTAAACGACGAACTATAACAGTTTCATCAAAATGGATATTGTCATTAGAACGCTTATTCCAAATTTTATAAATTACATATAAAAGCTGTTCATCAATATTAGTTGACTTAAATATATCGTAAAAAGTAATACCGTTTACTTCTCCGTTAATTAAGGCTTTACGCCATTTTCCAGAGCATTCAGCAAACACTTCATCAATTTCAAAATCGTCTACAAGAACTTCACGAAAAGCATCTTCAACTGCAAATTGACCAAAAATATTATAGTCAGGAGTAAAAGAAATTTTAGTTCCAGTAGAATTTGATGTGCCAATTTCCTTGACAGAAGAAACTGGAATACCACGCTCAAAAGATAATTGATATTTCTTCTTATCACGAGAAACTTCAACATCAAGATTCAATGAAAGAAAGTTTACACAAGAAGCACCAACACCGTGCAAACCACCAGATGCTTCGTAGCCAGAACCATCATCACCAAATTTTCCACCAGCATGAAGTTCAGTTAATACAATTTCAAGAGTACTACGCTTTTTAGGGTCTTCTTGCTTAACAGCCGTTGGAATTCCACGTCCATTATCAATTACTGTCAGAGTGCGATTGTCTTTAGAAACAATGACATCAATTTTGGAACAATGGCCAGCCATATGCTCATCAACAGAGTTGTCCAAAATTTCCCAAACAAGGTGATGAAGTCCCCTTTTACCAGTATCACCAATATACATTGCAGGACGTGTACGTACTGCTTCTTGGCTCTCCAAAATCTGAATGGAGTTTTCGTTGTATTGATTTGCCATTTGCTTTCCTTCGCTTAATTCCAAATACAGGCATAAAAAAATGCTGTGATTTAGATTATCACAGCATTATACCAAAAACAAGCGAATTTTGCTATTTTCTACAAGATACGATCCGCTACACTATACATACCCAATAAATCAAAATTATGGGCTAATTTTACCATATTTTCTAGTTTTCTTGATGCCATTCCAGGCATCCCACCACCAGCTGCTCCAGCACCTTGCTCTTTTCCTTTATTTTTGGCAAAACCAAAAGATAAAAATTTCACGGCATTGGCAAAATCATCAAGAGTAATTTCAAGATCTAATAAGTTTTGACCCTCAGGCAATCTTTCCCACCTAGTTTTATCAGTTCTCTTAATTTCTTCTTCGGTAGCTTCTTCGGTTTCTTTTCTCTTGCCTCTTTTTTCTTTATCAACACCACCGTCTTCGACTCCACCATATTGAATCCAAATATCGTTGGCAATTCCTTGTTCGTTATCTTCAAGTTGCTCTAATAATTTCTTTTCTATTTCAGCATCTGCCAATATTAGGCCTAAGTTTGCCAAAGGTACTAATATTTGTTTCTGACCTGAAGGAGGAGCAGTTGGTGCAACAGGCATAGCCATAGGAGCTGCTGGCATAGCCATACCAGCTAATGGATCCATGGGCATTTGAGAAATTTTAATATATTTCATTTTTTATCTTATTGGGGCTGAAATAAAATCAGAGCGATGTCTGCCTCTACCAGGAGTGTCAAATGCTTCTGTAGTTTGTTGAGCATTCTCTAATTTTGTTTCTGATTCTGGTTCATCATCTTCTTCAAATGAAAATGTATCTTCAATAACATCTGGATTTAAGATATCCATTTGTCCCCAGTTTGGTTTTGTAGTGTTTGCAACTCTTCTTATAAGTTGGGAAGCTGAAAGACCCCTTCCATCAAATATATCTTCTTCATCATTGTCCCAAGATGATAAAGTGGACATAGCAACAAGAATTGCGTCTGTCATTTGTGCTTCTATAACTCTATTGTTTGTTTTTGCAAAACGTCTAGAATTGAATTTTTTAGAAATTGTAGCTGATGCCAATGCTATAATTTTAGCTTGTTCTTCATGTGAATGAACGTCAGGAGCAATATCTTCTAAAAGTGTATGTATCTGGGACTCTAAATTTTGCATATTTTATCTCTCTTGATAAATTCTTATTACTATATTTTTAAATTGTAGCGGGTTATACCTTTACTAATCTTTTGCTATTAAGTATTCTACTTTGAATTTCATGTTTCTTACTTGCCCGTTTAAAGTAATATTGTTTGCTGAAAGAGCTGTTGTACTTGGAGTTTTTATTGCAATTCCAAAACTTTTGCTCTTTGCAGTTTGATCAATTCCCAAAGTTGCTCCACCAAGATATACAGCATTATCATATCCTGAAGTCAGTGGTTGCCAAGTTTCAGGAGATGAATTATATAATTGGAAATTAGCAGTATCAATCCAATCAATATTGTCTGTACCTAAGTTATAAGCAGTTGTTTGAGTGTTTGTAATTGTACTAGGAATTGGTAATTTTATTCTGAAATTTTTGTCAGCATTTGTTGTTCCATATCCGACTTGTATAGACAATTGAGGCAACAATTCTGCACTATTGTCTAAGTCAGTAGCTCTAGTCCAAATGTTAGATGAGCCTATCGATGAAACTACGTAAACACCATTTGTTGTTTTATTAGTTTGATCTTTTACCAAAATTCTGTCATATTTTTGCAAAATAACTTCGTCTACTTTGCTTGGAGGATTTGTCAATGAAATCTCCGATGTTGTTGCTACTTTTGCATTTGTTAGATATGAATTGGTATTTACTTTTACCCAATATAAATTTGTAGAATCCATAGTAGGAGTTCCGCTTTCATTGTACACAAGCGCATAAGTTCCTGTCGTAGCATTTCCACTTGATACAATTACTCTTTTATTAATTGATATTTCAGATGAATTATCCAAAAGCTCATGTCTATTCAAATAGTTTGTCACAACTTCATCAATGACATAAATTCCATTTTGCAAATTATCACTTTGATTTTTTACTAACAATCTATCTCCCTTTTGTGAATTAGGGATATTAAGATTGGAATTCAATGTCAAGTTTGATGTGCTAGCAAATGAACAAGCTGTGAAATTACTAATTAGTCCTTGCTGGAACCACTGTATATTGTCAGAGCCTACAGATGTATTTGAGGGATTATAATAAAGTTCGTAGTTGATATTTCTATTTGAATCATTTACGTACAAACTTGCAATTTGAAATTCTGTTGTTGAAGTTCCATTGCCAACTCTTATCAAATTAGGCTCAGTTTTTTTGTTAATTCTTGCTACAATATTTTCAGAGCTAGTTGTTTGATTGATGAACAATACTTTGTCATTTTGTAAAGTTGACACTCCATTGATTACATCTGGCAATGCTTGTAAATTAGCAAAGTTTGTATGGCCCAATCCGGCTACATCAATTACATGTTCAGCCCCTACACTTCGCCAGAACAATGGTGTGTTTAATGCTGAGGCACCAAGGTTATAAGCAGTTGAGTCTTCGGGAAGATTTAATTCGTATGTCCTGTTGTTGTATACCACTCTTCCAAGCGCATATAATTCATTAGTGGCATCCAAGTCTGCCGTTCTTGATAACACAAACTTGTTGTTAAGAACGGCTGTGTATATTCCATTTTTTGTACTATCAGATTGAAATTTGATTGCAACTTTATCGCCAACTTGTATATTGTAGCCATCTATCATAGCTGTAGCACCAGACCCAGACGGAGCTCCCATAGGACCAATTACAGGGATATATGTAATATCATTGAAATTTGGAATATTGCCAGTATTTCCTACTGCAGCTGCAAAAGTAGTCCTAGTGCTTACATCAATCCAAGATCTAGCTGAAGTATTTATATTTGTGCTTAAAGGATCAAAATACAAACAGAATGTTCCGAATCCAGCTGAATTTGAAAGCCTTACTGTGGTTGGATAAAGTGAAGATCCAAAAGCTGAACTATAAGCCATTGTTACTTCTTGTATTTCTGATCTCTTAAAGGTGTAAAGTTTTTGATCACGCTTACCAGCTTTGTTATGTGTGACTAATCTATTGATATCATCGTAATATGTTGTAGTTAAAGTTGAATCAATGGTGGCATCTGAATAATCTGATGTAGTTTTATTTTTCAAAACTAATACATTTGTGTTTGCAGAAAGTCCTAGTCCAGAATACCAGGATGTTAATGCAATTCCAGATGGTTGATAAGCTTTTTCTAGATAAACATCACCAGTAAAAAGCCCAATTGAATTCAAAGTTACAGGATCTGTAAAATTACCACTAAATGTAGAGCTATTTCCTAGTCCAGTTTGAATATAATATCCGTCTTGTGATAGCCTACTCGTCAAGAAATAATCAGTGACAGATTCATTTTCAACAATAATATTAGCATTGGATGCATAATTATTGCTTGAGTTGAATGAAGAAATCCAAGAACTTCTATCTCTGTTGTATTTGACTTCTGAAGTTGTGGCTGTTCCAATAATATTTACAATTTGGAAGTTTTGTGAATCAACATTCCAAGATCCTGATAATTTTGGATTAGGTGAAAGCAAGAATAATTTATCACGTAATACTTGAGGAATGTAATAATATCTATTTAATGTTTGTTTTGGATTTTCGTCATATTTTGGAACAGTTGAATCTTTGTAAAGATAGGCATACAATGTACCTGTCCAGCTTGAACCTGAAGTATTTAAGATCCCATTTTTTGCATCTACGGTGAAATCAGTGCTATAAGTCTTTGAAATTACAGTTCCACCAGTTGAAACAACAAAGACATCTATTAAGGCATCTGGATAATTAGATGTAGACCATGTGTAAACATCACTAGTTGATTCTGGTCTTGCAAGATAAATTGTATTTCCAAATGAAGATGAGTGTCTTACTAAATTTTTGGCATGATCAAGATGGCCATTTATTGAATTGTATTTTATTTTTCTTAAGTAATAATTGAAGTTTGCGTCAATACTTACAATTTGATAAATTCCACTTGTTGATTTTCGTACAGTGGAGTTATATTCATCCTCACTGCTGACATAATAAAATACTCTGTCATTGATTTCATATGGATACTGTATTGAGTCGCCACTTATATTGCTATAAAGTTGCACACCATTTCTTCTGACAAGTAAGATATCTGAAGTTACTGAATCTAAAGTAACATCTGCAGCAAGAATATGTTGTATCGGCGCTAATCTTGGGAAATTCGCTACATCTAATTGATTGGCATTTAGTCTAATTTCTGAACCTTGATAAAAAACTTCACTTCCGGTATGTAAATATTTGTCTAAATCAGATGTGGCATAATCGCTTCCAAAAGTACCCTGCCTAATTCCAACTTCTGATTGCATGTAAACTTTGTCATAAGAAAAAGTTGTGCCAACTCCCATATAGCCATAATCAATTTTGACCAAAGTAGGCCTTTCATATGGAGATGCTAATGATTTTTGATCTGTTCCAAGGGTAAACTTAGAATTATAATAAAAATCTTCGTGTGGTGTAAAATATACGCTTCCAATGCCAGTAAATGTTGGCCTGTAAATTCCATTAGAGATACTTGATGATGAATATCCAGTGCCGACAAAAACAATTACGCTATCATTTACATCAAGTAAAGTAACTCCGCTGCCACTAGAGCTTCTTATCAAGCTCGAAATTGCAGTTCCTGATGTTGTAGGTATGCTGGTCGAAGAATTGACCATAAATACTGCTTTGACATTATACTTTTGATAATCTTGCTCATACCAATCAAAATCTAATTCTTGAAGAATTGAACTACCTTTGCCTTCGGTGCTAAAGTAGTTTTCATAATTTTGAAATGATGGGAAAAGAATTTCAGGAACAAATATTTCGCCATAATGTGTTGAAGCAATGGACGCTATTTGCATAATTCCTGATATTTGTTTTTTTAAATTTGGTGATACTGCATAAGTACCATTGTTGTTGTTAGACAAGATATTTGTAAAAATATTTTGAGTCCACGATGATAAACTATTATCATATTTGAAAACTTGTTTAGTTGAAGCTCCAATTGCTGTTACTGAATAAACTCCATTTACCAACTCGTTACTTGTATTTACAAGAACAGATGTACCAATTGCAACAGGAACATCAAAATTTGTTGGCGATAAATAAGTAGAATCAAATTTATCTACAGTTGTTGAAGCAGTCACAAATAAATTATTTTGATTTGTGATATTGACCCAAGTAACACCTATTGAACCTGCTGCAGTTTGAGTTCCAGGGGCATACAAGAAATAAGTAGTACCAGCCCCTGTAGTACCGTTTGTTATTGTGGTAATACTTCCACGTAAAACTGAATAATCAGTTGAAAATTCAAGTCCAAGTACAGTATCACAAACTGAAGCAACTCTATAAATTCCATTCTGTGATGGATATGCCGTTTGACCTGATACCAGTACTCTTTGTGATATTGCTATTCCTGAATTTACAAAATCAACTTGGCTTACATTTGTTAAGTCAGTTTGATTTGTAATAATCAAATTAGTTACAGGTTCATAGGTATAAGGATAAAATCTTTCTTGAATATTAATTCCATCAAAATTAAGCTTAAACGTTGAGTTGTAAGTTGTAGATTTACCCAAGAACCAAACATTTCCGCCAAGACTATTTTTAGAATTCACTGCATAAACTATATTTTGATTTATTTCAGATGGTTCATTAAAATCAGAAGCTCTTACCCACAATCCAGTACTTCCAAAACCTACATTTGAAACTGTGTAAATTCCGCTGTAATTATTGTTGTAATGCTTGACAAGTATTCTGTTTGATGTAGATAATGTTGTTGCAACACCTGAGTAATTTGTAATCGTTCTAGGTGTGCTAGTTAGTGTTCCGGTGTTTGATCCGAAATCAAAGCTGAAGCCTATTGCACTTCCAGTTGTAACTTCATAATAATAATCAACATTAGAATGACCATAATTATATGTAGCATCTGTCCATTTCATAGACGCTGTTGAAGCTATTCCACCTGTAAGACCAATAGCTGAATAGTATCTAAAATAACCTCCACTTTTTGCAACACCAGCATTAACAAATTGAACGTTTACTGGCAAATTTGCATTAATATAATTTATTGCAGTTTTCCAAAAATCATCAGCTGTTTCAGTGCTAGTGTATGGATCTATAAGTGAAGAAGAATTTGGTTTTGTTAAACTTGAAACGTAATAAATACCGTTTTGTGATTTTGTGGTTTGATCTTTGACGAGTACTCTATTATTTAAAGATAAAGTAAAATTGTCTAAAACCAAAGATGAATTTGTTAATCCAGTAGATGATTGCTGTAAATTTGAGGTCGTAGCACAATTTACAGCAGCTAATGCATATCTGTTTGTTCTGTCAACCCAAATAAAGGAAGTTGAACCTGCAGATGCTGTTTCAAAAGGATTTAAGTATGGACTGTAAAGATAATATGAAGATGTTCCTACTCCTACGATCTTTGCTGCTGTAAGTACATCTTCTGCTACTATTGCCCCTACAGTCCCACTACCGACTTGTGAAGATACTCTGTAAAGTCCATTTTGAAATGCTGATGATTGAGATCTTACAAGAACTACTTTTGAACTGTCTAATTTAACTCCATCAATATATGTAGAAGCAAATAGTACACTTGTTCCACCAATTGTTGCTGAAGATAAATTAGACACTGTTCCAACGTCAGCATTTAGTTTATTGATTATGAATGAATCAAATAGTGTAAATCTTATATCAAAACCTAGATCTTGAAGTAATTTAATATTATCAGTATTTTTAACTACTGGATAATGCTGGTTAGTATAAATGTCCGCAAACTCATTGTCAATCCAAAGTCTGATGTCATCAACATTTGTGTTTATCCATTTTAATCTGAATAATTTTTTATTCCAAGTGCCAGATATGTTAGTACCAAATCCAGCACTTGAAATTTCTCTATAAATTTCAGATTGTGAATTATCAGCGTTTACTTCAGACCAAATGAAAGCGTGGGACATTTATACTACCAATACTAATTTCTTCTAGCTTCTGGTCTATTGAAAATTTCACTAGCTACAGCAGCTAATTCAGATCTTTCGACCTTGCTCAATGTGACAGATGCAACGAGATCACTTTTCTTACCACCAGATATAGCATGAGAAAGGCCATTGGATTTAGCGTCAAGATAAGGATTTTCGACCTGTGAAAGATCGCCAAGAAGGATGACTTTACTGTCTTTTCCGCATCTTTCTACTACCATCCTTGCTTCTCTAGGTGAAATATTTTCAGCTTCATCAAGAATAATGATAGATCTTGGGATGGAACGGCCTTGAATGAACGCCATAGCTTCTACTTCAATGATTCCATCTCTAACCATTTCTTCAAACATATTGTTTGCAGAAAGAGACTTAGATCCTAATATTTGATCGATATTGTCTTTGATTGGACCAAGCCATGCTGAAATCTTATCAAATTTATCTCCAGGAAGAGCACCAATATCTTTACCACCAACTGGAATCAAAGGCTTCATAACAACAATTTTGTCATAAATACCTTCATTTATCATTTGTAATGCAGCAGCCAAAGCTAAGAATGATTTACCTGTACCTGCTGGGCCAGAAAGAGTGACAAGAGCAATTGTCAAGTCAGCTAAAATTTCTAAAGCACATTTTTGTTCTAAGTTTTTACCTTGAACTCCAGAATACCCTCTAGTCTCTTTTGCGTTAGATTTTTCTTTTAGAACCTTGAAAATACCTCTCTTATAAAGAGTTGGGCAAATATTTTCTCCGTAATGGAATAAAATGAATTCATTTGGATATATGTCGCCAAGTTTATTAATTGTATCTTCGGATAATTTTTTAAGTTCAATTTCGTTATCAGACCATAGATAGTTCCAATCTTCTTGATTGGTAAGTTCAAATTTTCTTAAACCAGTGTAAATTTCATCAGAAAGTTGATCTGCTCTATAATTTTCAGCTGCACAGCCCCAAGTAATAGCACGAATTCTTAATCCGGTATCTTTTGTAATAATTGCAACCTTTTTTCTAGGATTTGCTGACTTAAGAGCCAAGCAACATTCTATAATTGCATTATCAGAGTGGACTTTAACAATATTAGGTCTTTCATTTTTTTGTAAAGGAGACTCTGTATTGTAGACAAACAATCTTCCTCCAAGCTCATTGATCTTTACGCCTTTGAGAAGATCTTGAAGAGAGTAGTGTTCTAAATTTCTAAATACTTGTCTGGCTGACCATCCAACATTTTCTTTTCTTGTCTTGATGTCGTCCAAATCATCGATGACAGCTAATGGGATATAAATATCATTGTCACCGAATTTGTAAAGAGCAAGGGGATCGTGAAGTAAGACACAAGTGTCGATGATGTAAATATGCTTTGCCAAATTATTGGTCTCCTCGCATTTTTGTTGATTTTGTAATCACAATGTTGTTTTCTTTTTTATGCTGATTCAGCCCTACTATAAAGGCAATTCAGGCTTGGCTGATTTTTTAAAAACAGGTCTAGATTTGTCTATATTCTCAAGAAATTCTGCAGCTTGTTCGTCATTGTTATAAATGAATTTTCTAATGTTTAATATTTCTGAAAGTTTATTTTTATCAAACTCTTTCATTGATTCACTATCCATCATCATTGCTTGATTGACGTTTACTTTTGCTTTCAACTCACCAGTATTGTATTTTCGCAAATCTTCTAATAATTTATGTTCAATATAATCATTTGCAGTAGATAGATTTGTAGTTTCTAATAAATCCAAATCACTATACGCAGCTTTTGTTATATTGCCATTGATAAGTTTTTTTCCATCAGGAGATACAACAGCATTTTCTTCTCTTAGGAAATATAAATTTGCTTTTGGTATACAAATATAAATTTTAAATGGAAGTGCTTTGTCAACATCTTCATTTGTTGTTAATCTTAATACTTCATTCTCATCATTAACTATTGAAATTACAAGTTTAGTTTTGTCATGGTCTTTTATAACAAAATCCCATTCATAATTGTGTTCGTTTGAAGATGGAAAGAATGCTGGAACAATATTTAAGTTATTCTTAATCTCGCATAATTTTAAGAACAAACTGAACCCAATGGTATCTTCTGGAGTACCTTTGCGGTATGTACCTACTTTGGTCCAGTCTACTTTAAAATTTTCGTTTTCATCAGATACAATATATTCTTCGAAAAACCCTTGATCATAAATTTTTTTAAGCAAAGGATCTTCCAAAATTCTTCTAGCTCGCACAATGTCTAAAAATTGTTCACTGGACCCACCAAAATCAGGATGACATTTTCTTGCTTTAATTCTAAAAGCTTTTTCTAAAACTTCTGATGTTTTGATAATTTCTGATCTTGATTTACCTGTTGGGAGGTCCTCTTTTACCAATCCCAAAATAAAATAGTAATCTTTATTAAAATCTATTATTTTTTTAGGGTCAAATTCATTGGACATATACCTTTTATAAAGGATTTAGTAATTTGGAGATTTATTGATGAAATATCTTACGTTGGCAAAACTAGCTAATAAACTTGATAAGCTTGGTTCTTATTCAAAAGCAGATGAAATTACAAATACCCTTATAAAAATATCTCAAAAAGAATTACCTTTTGACATAACTGAAGGAGAAACATATAACGATCCTGACACAGTTATGAAATACTTTACAGGTTTTGCTTTTGACATGTATACAAAGAATAAAAACATTTCAAAAAAACGAATTGAGATGGAAGTTAAGAAAAAACTTCAAGACAAAATACAAGACATGAAACTTGAAGATAAGGAAAAATATAAAAATTTTGATTTAGAAGTTATGAAAAATCTAGAAAATCAATCATGGTACAAAGATTTAAATGAAACTCAAGATTTTGAAATGCAAGATGAATCTGTTAAATTTGATCCAAATAGTAGTGGTTTCAAGAATGCAATCAAATATATCCTAAATGTTGAAGGCGGATACAGTGACTATAATTCAAGCACTGGAGATCCAAGAACAAACTTAGGAATAATCCAAAGTGAGTATGACGAGTACAGATCTGATAAAGGTTTGGAAAAACAAAGCGTTCGTAATATTACCGTAGATGAAGCTAAAGAGATATACTTTGATAATTATTGGGTGCCAACAAAAAGTGAAACTATTTATAAAAGTTTCCCAAAAACTGCTATTGCGATCTTTGATTTTGCTGTAAATTCAGGATTATCTGGCGCTTCATCATTGGTTGCTAAAACACTAGATATTCAAAATACAAGATTTGACAATAATATGGTCAATCAGATAATGATGGCAGCTGGAACAATTGGTGATTCTCAGTTAGTTAGCAACTTAATTCAAAAAAGACGTATCAATTATCAAGATATTATCAAGAGAAAACCACAAAAATCAGTTTATGGCCCAGGTTGGCAGAATAGAATGAATAAATTAGAAAATTTTACTGAAGACGACAAATAACATGTGGTATAAATTTGCTAAGAAATATAACATGTTTGGATTGCCAATTTCTGGTGACTTAAAATTTAATTTATTTGCTGATGAAGATGCAGATGAATCAACTGTAGAAGAAACACCTTTGGAAATTCCTGACACTGAGCTTCCAGAAGAAAGAGATGAACAATTAGGTGAGAATGAAGGCCCACCAAATCCTCTTGAAATTACAGTAGAAGATCCTTCTGGTGATGATAATTTTACAACAGAAGACTTGCAAGAAAATGTTGAAAAAATAGAAAACGATCCTACAGCAATGATACAATTGCCACCATTACATGATCGTTGCCATTGTAGAATTGAAACTTTCCCAATTTTATCTATTCCTGGCGTAAGAGATGGTAAAAGAGTTTGGCAGAAGTCTGAAAATTGTTGCCCAAAATGCTATGAAACAGCTGTAAAATTCAATGAAGCTGAAGTGCAGAGATTACTAAATAAAGGAATTGATCTTAATAGAATATCCTGATAAATCTATATCAATCTTTTTGTTTAATATTTTTTTATTGGGATTCTTAACCAATTTCAGATTTGCTAGCAGTCTGTTTTTTAAGTCAATACGCAAATCAGATTTCATGATTTCTTTTGCAATTAAAGATTTTATTTTAAATAAATCAATTTCAATGTGTAGCAAGTTGTAAAAAATTTTCTCTTCTATAGCTTCAAAAGTGCTTGAATTATGCTTTGCTTCTTGAATTGAAAGACATTCAAATAAGTTAGAAACAAAATATTTAATAGTATTATATTTTTGCAGATTCATAATTGATAGATCGTGTAATTCGTTTAAATTAAACAAATAATCAATGTCCCCAATTAATTGAAATAAATTACCGTCAGCATCAATTATATAAAAAGCAATAATTTTATTGTTTTGTATTATTGATATAACTGGTTGCCCAGACCTCAAACCAATAAACATAATTTTAGAAATATTAGACGGATTACTGATTCCAAGCATATGGACATCATCTTCTTTTCTGCGAACAAAAGTTAAATATGCTTTCATTTAATGATCAAATGTTCAATCAAAGTAGATTCTTTGTAGTTTGCAGAATGACCCCAAATATTTATCCAATAGTCAATTATTTTATTTTTTCTGGATAATGTAAAACAAGTTTCATAAATTTGATGTTCAATATTTGCTTCTGACAAAAGATAATTTGCATATTTATTTCTTGAATTGTAAATATTCAAAATATTACTTGAAAAATAATTTTGATTACATAAAATAAAATTATGTAAATCATCTTTGTCAAATGGATTTAGTCTCAATTTGTCATACACAACAGTAAGTTGCAAATCTTCAAAAATTTCTTCAATCAAGCTTATCAACTGAAGTTTTTTATTTTTAGGCAAGAGAAATAAATCTATTGGTTTTAAATTAATTTTTCTTATGTTATTTTCATTTATTTTCTTCATTTCTGAAGGATTTAAATTTTGACATGAAAATAACTGTTCTTCATAAGACTCATGATTTTCAAAACTAATCCAATAATGTACAGGGTGTTCAAACAAAAATGCTCTCAAACTAATAATAATTTCCAATCTATCGTTTTGAGAGCATTGATTTACCTTATTGGAAATTTCAATTAATGTATTCAACACTCATTATTTTTTGCCAAATAAATGATAAACAGCTTCATTGACGATTGGCTGTAAGCTCATTCCTTTTGAATATAATCTCACGTTGGCAATAGAACCATAGCTTTCATCCAAATACTTAAACAATCTTCTTAACTTTCTATCAACTTCGATTTCAGAAGGATTGTAATTTTTTTGAAGAGCACAAAGTCTTCTGATAGCATTTTCGCCATCAATTTTAATGATCTTCATCTCGTAAGTTGGTTGTTGCGGATCTGGTTCAGTACTCATAATTATTTACTTATATCTAAATTTTGTACGTGAATTTCGTTATATGCAAAAGCAACATTTTGGCTTGGGACATTGAATAAACATATCACCATCTTCTCATCTTTGAATATAGTGTAAAAATCTTTATTCACTAAAAGAACACCCTCAATTGGTCCTATAAGTGCTGATGGATTGTAGGTTTGAATTTTCCATTTTCCATTACCCCTATTTTGTGAATTATTATCAACTGTTGCCATATTTTTTCCTCCAAAACGAATATATTATTATTTGTAGACTCACTTATATCCTACCTATATGTATAATATTTAGGAGGGAAACATATGGGTAATAAGACATTAGTTCACGCTTGTAATTTTTGCGATAGACCGGCCACCAAAGATGTATTAGGCGAATTAGAAATATTTGAGTACAAAATTGCAAAAATTTATCTTTGTGATCAATGTTTCAAGAGCTACAAAACTGGAAATAAATTTGGACAGCTTCAAATTCATCAAAACATCATGTCATTGATAATCAATGCTGAAGATGATGCTCCTATTCTTAGTTTGAAAGAAAAGTTAGCTGAAGTAGCTCCACTATCTAAAAAGTTCTTATTTGAAAGAAGACAGAATATTTTTAAGAAAGTTACTCCACAAGATCTTTATGAAAATTTAGACAAAAAAGTTGTTGGGCAAGATAACGCAAAGAAGCGAATTAGTATAGCTGTGTTTGAACATATGAGAAATATCATGCATACTAGACTAAATGATAAGCAAAATATTTTGTTTCTTGGTCCTTCTGGTAGTGGAAAAACTTTGATTGTTAATACAATTTCTAAGTTTTTAGATGTGCCTTATGTTTCCGGAGATGCAACATCTTTTTCTCCAACAGGCTTTCAAGGATCTGATTCAGACTCTGTAATTACTGATTTATTGATAAAAGCAAATGGTGAACCTGGCCTTGCGGAAAAAGGTGTCGTTTTCATTGATGAAATTGATAAGCTTGCTTCCAATATGAGTTCAGCAACAAGATTAGAAAGCTTTCATTATTCAACACAAAGCACTCTTTTGAAGTTGATAGAAGGCAAAAAAATAAAGGTAAATTCGTCTGCTTTAGGAGAACAAGGCTCTCCTCCAGTAGTAGTCGATACATCTAGTATTTTATTTTGTTTTGGAGGCGCTTTTAACGGGCTGGAAAAGATTGTTGCTAAGAAGCTAGGTCTCACTGAAGGATCTATAGGATTCAGAAATACAAAAAGTGCTGATTATGAGACTCAAATAAAAAATTATGAAATTTATGAAAAAGCTTCACACGAAATTTTGAGTGAAAGTTTGATTGAATATGGCATGTCTACAGAGTTCGTTGGCCGAATTCAGAGCATAGTTCCTTTGGTTCCTTTATCAAAAGAACAAATGCTATATTGCTTGTTGCAACTTGAAGACTCTCCAATAATTAAGAATCAAATTATGTTTGCTGAATCTAATGTTGAATTGATGTTCGATGAAGAATATTATGATGAAGTAGTTGAAAAAGCCATCAAGTCTGGCACTGGAACTAGAGCGTTAAATTCTATAGTAAAGGCTTCATTATCAAGTGCAGCATTTGATTTATTGGGATTACAACACAGCCAAGTAAAAAAGGTTTCTATATCTAAAGGTTGTGTATCAAATCCAAAATTATACACACTTGAATAAAGGTTGTCTATTTTGACATCTAGTAATTTAATAACATGGAAAATCATGAAATTATTAAGCTTGCAGTAAGGTTAACAGAAGAGAATAATTATGTTTGCAAAATTGCTGCAATCAATCAAGCTTTTATGATTAAAGCAAAAGATAAGCTAGGTACAATCGATACTTTCATTACTGTGAGAGGTATTGAGACAGCAGATCAGTGGAAATTAGCATTTACAACTGCAGGATTCTCTGATGTAATTGTCTCCCCTTTTAGAGGAAGTGGCAATCTGTCTATGAAAGATGTAAATAGTGATTTATTTGACGCAGTTTCTGAACGTGCAAAATGGAGATTTGAGACAAAACCTGAAGGTTACAATACTCCTTTCACATCTTATAATCCATATGCTGGGAAAGATACTGAATTTGATTCATCTGACCCTAGATTAAGTAAAACTGTTTCCGTTGATGACACTAATGAATATCAGAAATATTTATTTGAAAAATATTTTAAAAAAGAAAAAGACAGAATTTTTTCAGGTTGGTTTGATGGAAGTTTGGTAGATTGGTTGTCTAAAATTGCTAGTATTGATACAGAAGTAAATGAAATATTAAGTAAAAAAACTTTTGCATATTTGTATTCTTCTCCCAAGATTATTCAATTTATGTATGACATGAGTGTTCACAATCCAGAATTTGATCCGAAAACTTTTGAACCAAGCAAAGTCCAAATAAAAAATCTTATAATAAAAATGTATCCTTTAATAAATATTTTAGTTTCGTCTGATGTTGATGCTGATGAATTTCCAGAAAATTTAATTTACCCTCAACTTGATATGATTGTTCAAAAAGCAAGAAATCATAAATTTTTCAAACAATATGAACAAAAAGACTTAAACGAAATGCAACAATCTGAAATTAATCAGCAATTTGAAAAAGATAAAGCAACATACCAAAAAATAAAGAGATTCTTGAGAGGTCTTTCAGCATGAGTAAATTTAGAAAAATTGCAGCGATTCCCGCCAAGCTACCAGGCAATGCTGGCATGGCAGGTTTGTTTAGTCAGTTTATGGATGCTAAAGATATGGATGAATTCTTAAATAAAAAGAACATCTCGAGAAACTTACAATTTATAGCAGCTTTATTTCCTGGTTTTACAGACAGATATTCTCCATCAGCTTTTTACCATGCTTTAGAATATGATAAAGACAGAGGCTACAATAATACCTCTCACTCACAAGGCGCACATGAACTTTTAGATCCAAAAATTATGGAGGAAGTGAAAAAGTTTAAGAAGAATCCTCCAAAAGACCTTAAGGATGTAGACGGAAAACCAATAAAAAGTTTGGAAAATATAAATTTACCAGAGACATCAGGAAGATATAAAGCCATGGAAGAACAATTGTATCCAGAAGAAAAGAAAGAAGCTCAAAATACTAATTCTAAATTTGTAAAAACTTCTCAAGTATCAAAAGCTAAAGAATTAGAAAGAATCGTTCCAAAGTGGACTATTGAAGATGTTATTAAAGACATGGCAAGAGTTGCAAAAAGATCAGATCTTTCACAAGTAGACAAACAACAAACAATGATTAACATATTATCAAATTATGAAAAATTGATAGCTCCGTTGAGTAATTTTCTAAATAAAAATGGCATACAATATAAATAAATTATTTGAAATTGCAAAGTTATTAGATACAAAGGGTAAGTACTCTTTATCTGATAAAGTTGATAATTTCATTAAGACTTCTCAAAGTTTACTTCCAACTTTGCCAAGTGAATATCAGCCTACATCATCGCCTGTAACTGGAAATCCATTTATTGACTCAATGTTTCAAAACATGAGCGATACAGCAGCTGGATCACAATTTGCTGGAGGTGGAATGTATGATCGTTTTTCACCTTACAAATCCAAAATGGGTCCAAATGCTCCAGGTATATTGCCTACAATTACTCCTGCTCAATTAGCTGAATTATCAAAAACTGAAAAAGGCAGAGAGTATCTTGCACAAATGCAACTTAGAGGTGGTTTAAAAGCCACAAATTATGAAAATTTATCAAATGCAGGTATGACAAGTTTTGCAAAGCTTGTAGACCAGTTCTTGAATCCTGGAGTTGCCAAAGAAGTTCAGCAATCATTTTTGAATGATACTTTCCCAGGCGCATTAACTGGCCAATTATCTAATATTTTGACAAGATTTCCAATTAATGAATGGCTTATGAGATTAAACCCATTTTATAACCTTGCTTCAAAATATCCTCAACATTCAGCAAAAATTACACAGAGTATAAATACTGCTGCAAAATCTGCAATAGAAAATTTAAGATATCACGATCCAGTTCAATACGAAAAAATTATTAAAGATCCTAAATTCAAGCCATTTCAAGCAAAATTTAATTTCAATATTTAGATTCTGTACAAAATTTATATGTCAGAATTATGTCCAGTTTATTTATCATCTGGTGATTGTTTAGTAAAAGTATTATCAAACCCAAGATTATCTTCATTTATCGCTAAAATTCAGCTTGATGTTGTAATAGAATCTTGGGGTAAAGATTGTCAAGGCAATCGTAATTTATGCACTTTTAAACATCAAATTGAAGAACAATCCTCCCCAGAACCAGAACCAACTCCAGAACCAATAATTGATAATAAAACAAAAATTAGTATTCATAAGATAGAAAATCCTTATCTTGTCAAGGCTGATGTTTTAGTTTACCCTACTAATATTGGTCTTACTATTGATGATCCTTTACTCAATAAAATGTCTCGTGGTGTTGTTCAAAATGAGCTTGACAGATTTCAAAAACCTATTAATATGGGAACTGTTTACATTACTTCAAACGGTGGTGAAAATTCTAAAGTCAAATCTAGAAAAATTTATCACGCTACAGTGTCTGGAGAAAGTAGGCTTGTAAATGAAGTGGATCTCAAATCTGCAATGAGAAAAGCTTTGTTTTTAGCAGATGAAGAACAAGCCAGAAATGTACTTTTCATACCTGCTGATTGTGGCACTCACGATATCAATGATGCTGCTAGAGTTCAATTAGCTGCTATCAAGACCTATTTACAATCAGCCAAAGAATCAAATATTAAGAATATTTTCATCGTAATGGAAGACGAGGAGAGTTATCAAGTCTTTGAAGAATATTATAATAGAATCTTTCTTTGAGGCATAATTGAATGGAACAAAATATAGAATGCAACAACTCATCAAATTTAATTTGTGGTCTTCTTGATACCTTTAGTTGTGCAGCTTATATTTTAGATGACAATAAAAACCTGATAATGAATGACAAAGCACGAGAACTTTTTATGAAAGGTCTTGACATAAAAAATTATCTATCAGCATCATATATACAATTTAGAGATCAAAGATACAGTTTGAAACAAAAAGATATAAATCACGGCACAAAAAGCAAATTATTTATTCTTGAAACTGTTGATGACACTATTGTAAAACTTTCAGAATCCTCAAAGAAATTACGACAAGTTCTCTCTGCTCTTTAATTGGAGGATACAATGCAAGATAACGAAGTCGGATTAGAACAACTTAAGAGCGTTTATAAAGCACAGACAGAGGCATATTTAGATTTTAATATGGCCCTCATCAATATTCTTACAAATCAAAAAGAAATATTAGCTCGTGTAGAATCTTTAAAATTATTATCCGAAGATGAATTTAAAAAACTTTCTAAAGATTATGCAGTTTTAGAAAGATTATTTGAAAATTTCCAAACAGCACAAGTTAAAAGAGATTCTGACATTGAAGAAGCAACTCTTGAATACACTGCGCAAATTTCTGATTTTGGTTCTGATATCTCTGAAGTCAAAGAAGATATCAAGAGTATGAAGAAAATCTATTGGGATGTAAAAAACACAATAAACAGAATTATGTGGACAATTGGTGGAGTTATTGCTTTCTTAACTGTGCTTCAATTATTTACTGGCAAAACTGTATCGGATTTTGTAAAGTAATGCCAACTGTAGCTTGTTATTGTGAAAAATGTGGGCAAAGTTTTTTCTTAAAAGATGAATTATATTTGCCTGGTTTGAAAAATAGATTTCAATTTACCCGCCCAGAAAAGAAAGAATTAAAAACCTGGGATGATTATGTAATGCATATTTCTACAAATTGTGAAGATTGCAGAATAAAAGAAGTGCCTGAATCTTGCTTAGAAGATTACAAAAAACATAAATATCATTAAGCTGATTTAATTATCCCATTTATGCTATTCACTATATCATTAATACTTTGTGGGGATAAATTATTTCCGACAAATTTTAGGTTGTTATCAAGGTTTAAATGATACAAAACACCACCTATAATATCGTCCATTTCTGAAATAATATCAGCATTAGAAAAAATTACATCTGGGCTAGCCTGTGTCTTCATAGCGTCAGCAAGATTTGTGGCTTCCTCTTCAAAGCCATTTTGTTCCAATTCTTGCACTAATTGAGCTAATTTGATATAATTCATTAGTCGGCCTTAAAGATCTCTGAGAAAAGATTGTCAATATAATCATTTTTTGAAGCGTTGACTGTTTTTTCTGTGAGTTGTTTTTGAATTTGAGGAGGTAAACACGAAATACAAACTTTTTTGCCAACACGATCTTGTTGCCAATTAGCGTATTCTACATATTGTGGCAAGTAGAAAAACAAGCCACTATTCATAGGTACCTGAGCCATACAAACTTCGCACTGACGCATTAGATTAATCTTTTGCTTTGGCGCATTTTGTGAGACGGTGTGATAAGATTTCATTGAGTCGATTGGGTTCATATGTATTTCCAAAAAATAAAAAACACTATAATTACTATATAAAAGATTTCAAGTGATTTCCTGCTTGAAATGAAAAGGAGATAACAATGATTGAGGTAATCAGTCAGGTGATTGTTTCCATAATTCTTTTGTTCATAAACATTGGAATTATTCATTCACCGAAACCATACCATCAAGATGCGAAAGTTTCCGTATCAACATCAAAGGATAAAC